CCTGTGAATTTCAACCGCCGTTAAATTGCGAATTTTAAAGACGGCCTTTTCGCCCTTGTCAAAAAAAGAATTCAGGGTCGGAACCGGAACCTCCTTTTCCCTGAACTGAAAATCCGCGCTCTGAAATTTTTTCAGATCAAAACCCATCGTCTTTAGATCCCTTCTCTGTCAATTTTAATCCATTCGACCTCTTGAAATTTTTCCATGTGCCGCCGCATATCGCTTTTAAAGCCCTCCGCCGTTTCCGCATCGATATCCTCTAGCGCCTCCATCAGTTTCGCCATCAGGTTCACGCCCTGATTGAGCCGGATCATCCCCAGATGAAAAAGCGCCTTGGCCAGCGCATATTCGTTAAAACTGTATACAAACCGACTTGAACTGCTCAACGGATTTGCGATCATTTTATCATAAGCAATGATAAATTTTTCGCAGGCGCTCGCGACAATATGCGATTTATTCTGCCAGACCCCATAATCGATCAAACCCATCGCGATGTCGATATCATCCGGCAGTTCTTTCATCGACTCCGCCAGCCATTTATCCGCCATTGACGGGTTGTCCGCCGCCATGCAAGCCTGAACCAGCGTATAATAAATTGAGGGATTAAATCGCGGGATCTGGTCTTTTTTTCTTATATATTTGACACAGAATTCAATACACCTTTCGAAATTATCGTCCTGCCCGTAAACCATAGCCAGATAAAAATAAGTCGCGAAATCTGTCGGGTTGACCTCAAGCCTCTTTAACAGCAAGCCCAGCGTCCGGTCGTGTTTTGTCTTTTGATCCTCCTCGCTCAGATCATACCCGTAATGCTTGACCTCGATCTTGTCATAATACGCCGCAGGCTCCTTGAACCCATGCGGGCTGTTATGCACAATGCCCTCATAATAGATAGACCCGTTTTTGAACAGACGGGGCGGCGGAAATTTCACATAACTTTTTCCCTTTTGAATATCTGTAAACCTGACCGTAACCGCATCAAAATCGCCCGTCAGCCGTTTTAAAAACTGCTTCATCCCCTGCCCGTCGCCCACAATCTCCTCATCCGCATCCACCAGCAACAGCCAATCGCCCGCGCCCAGCGCGATCGATGCGTTCCGCGCTTTAGAAAAATTTAAAAATTTTCCGTATTTCGTATTCTCGAAATACTGATCCACATCCTCCGGCGCCGTCACCTTTGCCCCGAAACTTTCCGCGACCTCGATGCTTTTATCCGCAGATCCGGTGTCCAAAATGCATATCTCATCGACTACCTCCAGATCATTGATCGACTTCAAAATGCGCGGAAGATTCGCCTCCTCGTTTTTGATCATCATGCAACAGCTAATAAACGGCTTTGATTTCCGCGCCGTTTTTTTTTCCGCAATCATTTTTTTAAATTTCTTTTTTTCTTTTGGTGTCATCGCCTACCTCCCCAGAATTTCATTTTTCGGCACATAGTTCTGAAACGTTGCCGCTTGACTTACCGTAACCGTATGCTTGCCATACCAGATCTGCTCATCCGGTACATCCTTGACAATCAGCGACCCCGCGCCGATGACCGAATTTCTGCCGACCGTAACCCCCGGCATAAGTATTGACCCCGACCCGATCCGCGCCGCAAACTTTATCACCGGACCCTCCAACTTTGCCTTGTAGTCCCTGCCGTGACTTATCCTGTGCGTATTTATGCACATCGCCTGCGGTCCCATAAAAACCCTGTCCTCGATCCGCGCCAGTTTCGTAATATGGCATTGGCTTTGAATCGTCACATCGTCGCCGATCTTTGTCGTTTCCTCAATCACTACCAGATGCCCGATGATAGACCGATTGCCGATTCTGACCCCCGACCTGATCACCGAATTATGCCCGATGAAAACGTCATCCCCTATAACGCAATCAGGGTCGATCACGACTCCATGACCGACCCTGACATTTCGACCAAACTTGACGCTGTGGGATATCTTCGCCTCGTCTGGCCTTACCCGTTTAAAAAGTTCTTCGTAAATGTTTCCCATTTCTGCCTCCCTTCGGCTCTTTAGGATTTTAAATTTTAGCTTGAAAATTCGGCGGTCGGCTTTTCTGCCGAAATCGTGCATTCCGCCTGATTTTGATTTGCGACCGGAAAAGTCCGGTTTAGCCCCAGCTTGCCCTGCGTCAAGCTGTATGGGTTTTTATTTTCATCCGGGAACTGCTTGACCGTGATCACCTGATTTTTCTGCAGGATCAGCGCATCGGTCAACCCATCATTTAAAAGCGCCGTGAAAGATCCCTGACCGACCGATTCTGCGACCGATGCGATCGCGCCCCGATAATATTCCTGACTCGACACCGTATGGCTCGACTCTGCCGGGACAAAATCCAGCGCCCTTGAAACCTCCTCAAATGACGGGGCATAGTATTTGATATAAATCGCTTTCGGAACCGTCCCCGTATGGATTTGTGGCAATGCGCTTTGAAACTTGACATATGCGTTTTTTTTCGCCGCCGCATCCGCGCCGATCCCGTCGCCGATATTGTTCTCCTCCCAGACCGGCGAATCGTAATGCTCCGTATATTGCCCCTCCTGATAAAGCTCGTCAGAAGTAACCGCCGCCGCAGTTGAACTGGTAACCCTGACCTGACCCAGCTCCACGCTTTCCACCGGGATCAGCGGGGGTCCGCCCGCCGCATCGCGTGTTTCCGAAAAGCCGCCCGCATTTTCAGACCCCGCGACAGCCGCGATCGACCCATCGCTCGCCATCGTAATCGATATGATCTTTGATGCCCCGCCCGTTGTCGGTCTAGAAAATGTCGCGCTCGTCGCGCTGACATCCTGCTCCACCGATTTCGAATATGCGGTAAATGCCGCGATCCTTACGGTGTCGTTTGTGGTTCCTGAAGATAGCAGATTCCGCCCGGAGGTTATTCCATTGGGCCTGACATCAGGCGTAAAGCCAGACTTCCCAGACCAGACCGTCCCGCCGGTGATCGTAAAGACCTGTTGATCGCCGCTGTCGGTCATCGCCGCAAAATCATTTAAGACCTGACCCGTTTCGATTTGAATTTTTGAATTTTTAGCTGTTGACATATTAAACTCCTGTTATGAAGGTTGTGAGTATGGATTTCCCAAAATTATCGGATACGTTATTAAAAAATTCGCCACCATGCCGACGATTTCATCCTGCGCCTCCGGGAATTCCTCAAGCCCGCCAGACACATATTGAATGTCATCCGCCAGATTATTCGCCGTGCTTTCCTCCGCGCTTTCAGCCGCGATCGTCCCGTCCGTTGTCGCCACATTCGACTCGCCGCCGATATTGAGATTTTCAGCCGAAAAAGTCCCGACCTTGCGCCTTATGACAAATGAACCCGCGGCATCACCTCCAGACCACGACCCCGAATCCAGCGAAAACGACTCGATGATCCCTGCCGCCCCGCCCGTTGCCCCGACTATTGCATCCCCTGCGCTCGGCTTGTGTGTGCCGCCGGAGGTAAAATCAAGGGTCCATTTTATCCCTGCTATGTTTTCGATAATGTCTGCCAGCATTTGCTCAGACAGCTCCATCCGGTCGCCCGTTGCATATTCCTGAACACCCTCGACCCTGACTTGCATCTGCGCCCGCGTGTGACCATATTCGCGATCGATTTCCTCCAGCCCTGCCCAGATCGCTACAAAAGGCAATGTCGCGTTGTATCGATCATAGGAAATAATATTTTTCCCCATGTCCGTGTGATAGCCTTTATCGATGCGGATTTCCGCCGCCTTTGCCATCATCGCCTCGATTATCTGCTGTCTGATCGAATCTGTCATCTCAATTTGCTCAGTTCATAATCAAGCTGGGATTCAAGATTCGTTCCCAGCGAATAATTTGCATATTGAATGGTAGGATCAAGCACTTTCGGCTTTGCATATTCATCCTCAATGCGCGGTCCTGTCAGCCTTTCCAGCGGATATCGATATTTATCCGGTAATGTCGCATAAGGAAATCCCGGCCTGAATGGTTGCTTTCCATAGTGCTGACGCTCCCATACGTGCAAACCAGATCCCGTCTTTCCGATCGCCATGAACGCATGGCGTAAAGTAGTTCGCGGCTTTGCCCTGTGAACTTTGACCGACACCCCGCCGCGTTTCAATTCTTTCGTGCCGATGAAACTCGCCAGCCCGACCGGCTTTCCCTTTGCATTAAGTGAACCGGCGACCCTGACCGACAATGCCTTATTCTGGCTAAAATCCTTCCTGATCCGGGTCTGGGTTAAATTCAAAGTTGTATAAATTCTTTTGACCGCAAATGTCTGCGTTACGCCCAGCGTTTTATTGATTGCCCGGTACATGACAGGCACCGCGCTTTTGCCGACCCCCGCCATTGTCGCCTTGACCCTTGCTAAATCAAGCTGATTAAATTTAATCTGCATTATTTGATAATCGCCTTTGCGAACCGCCCGCCCGAATCATGCTCTATCGGCGCCACGACTTCCCACGTTGCCCCTGAAAAAACAAATTTTTCATTCGGCGCCGCCGTCCGCCCGATGTCTGCGACCAGATATTCGACCGTTTTCTGATAGCCTGCAGACACCTGATAATGTCCGCCCGGATGCCCCTCATATGCCTGATCATAATTGACATAAAGCGAAACCGGATCGCCGACCACAGGATAAAACACCGCCGCGATCCCCAGCCCATATTGACCGATCAGATCCTCGCCCATTTGATCGAAAGCCGTTTCCTCGCTCATTTCTCTTTTTTCGGCCTCCCGCGACCGCGTTTCTTTTTATCGGGGGGGAGTTTGCCATCGTCCACGTGTCCAGACGCCCTTAATATGCCAACCGGATATTGGCCTCCGATAACGTAAGACGGCCACCGCTCCCCCTCCGGGGTTGCTTTTTCCACCATAACCTCAGAAAAAAATTTCCAGCCGTTTTCCTGAAGTACCTCGACCGCCGCCAGTTCCTCGTCATTGAGAAAAACACCGCCCTTTTCGCCCATCTTATTTGCCTCCTGTCAGCTCGCTATGGTTGCGAATTTTTAGGTGTGAATGTTTGCCATCAGATAAATACAGGCCGCAGAAATATCGCTCACTACCGTGCCGCTGGAATTGCGGCTTGCGATTTTCTCCTCGCTCACATGATGCCTCACACGATAAACTTCGGACCTAATCGTTTCATCCCGGTATTGCTCGACAATGGGATTCTGCGGGCTATCCTCTGTCCATAGGAATGTCCGCCCGACGCATGGTTCCGTAATATCCTGCCCGGATGCGATCTTGACCAGCGCCGCATATTCATATGACCAAAGGTCAGATATGCTCGCATCATTTCCCTTACCCGCCGAATCGTAAACCGATCCCGCCACCAGCACCCTCGGCACTCCGAAAAGCGCCGCCAGAATCGCGCTGTTCATATTAGCAAGATCGATCCCCGGATAGGTATATTTGAGCAAATTCTGAACTGCCGAACATCTGGGAATATCCAGAAAGGTCGTGTAATTGATTATCAGCGCATCCGGTAACATCCCGCAGGCCGTCCGAAAAGCCGCGATCCCGTCTTTGACATCGCCGACTGGATCTGCGGTGGAATATGAATTCCATTCGCTCGCGACATTGGCATCCGTCGAAAAGGTCGTAACGCCGAAAATATGATTTGCAATCCGCTGTTCCTGCGCCCGCATGATCTTGTTCCACGCCCTTTGCGTTGCCACCATTTCAGCCGCCCCCGGCGCCTCCTGACCGAAAAGTTCCGCCTCAACATCATCCAGCGGTTCCTCCCAGCCCTGCTCCGTCGTGCTGAATGTGCCGCGTTCATACTCGAAATCCCCGCGCTGATATCCGCCTCGCGGCGCCCTGTCCGTGTTGCTTATTTTCAGCAATGCCTCTTTCGGGATGACCGGATATGATCCGCTTTGTTTCATCGTCCGAAATACCGGCATCACCTCCAGACCGATAAACGCCAACTGCTGGCCCTCCACAAACTCCATGACCAACTGTCCAAGATCCGGTCGGTAAATTGCCGATCCTTGTTTCGCTAAAGTCATTTTTAGATCTCCTTATGTTTCTATTTTATGAAAAATTTTTAGGTCGTTGTTGCAAATGTTACGATCGGATTCGGAATGACCTGAATGTGATCACCGCTTGCCGCCGCCTGCTGAACTGCAACTGCGACCAGATATGCATTTGTGGTCGCATGGTCGGTCAGCCTGCCGCCAGCCGCGCAATAAAGCGCCGTGCCGACATTAATCGCCGTTGAAATCGTTACCTCCACCTCATATGTCCCGTTCCGTCCGAATGGGAACATATCGACCGAAATCAGATCGCCCGTAACCCCGCTCATGCGCGTGACGCAATGCGGGATTCCGGTCACGCCGCATATGCTAATTTTCGCCGGGGCGGCTCCCGTTGCGGAGGTATTGATTTTTGCCAATCGCCGCGCCCCCATTGTAGCCGGGGTAACTTTGAAAGTAGGTTCCAAGATTCTTGACATGATCGCTCTCCTTGCTTGTGAGATATTAGTTGTTTAAATCAAACCGAATAATTTATCCGGCATTCGCCATTTTCGGGTTGTTTTTTTTGATGAACTCCTCCCGCGCTTTCGGGTGATCCTGATTGACCCGCGTCATCGCCGCCAGCCTCGGAATACTGTATTGCGCCATATATTCCTCGACCAGTACCATGTAATCTTTCGGCGCCTCGCCTGCATCGCCCGCGCCCGGATCGCCCGCGCCCGAACCCTCAAGATTTTTCAGCATTTTATCTTTGAACTCCGCATCCTCATCACTCTCGCCGCCTGCTTTCGCTTTCGGCTCCAGATCCTTGATCGCCTTGAATTGCTCCGCCGAAACCCCTGACTCGATGACCGATTTCAGCTTTGCCGCCTGCTCCTCATCAAACTGCACCGATATGATTTCAAGCACTCTGCCCCGTTCAGCCATTGCAGAATCGTTTTCGATTTTTCCCCTCGCCGCCTCGACCGCCTTATCCTGAACCTGATTGATTAATTCAGGAAATGCCGCCGTCAACTGATCGATCGTTTCGATCTTGTTTTCGTCTTTCATAGTCTTCTCCTTGACGTAATAAGTTTCGTTTGAAATTAAAGACGCCGCCATCTGTTCAGCCGCGTCAAAATTACCAATATGATCGACAAGCCCCACACCCTTTGCCCGCTCCCCTATAAAGACCTGTCCATCCGCCATGTCCGACAAAACTTTATCCGTGCCGACATCCCGGTTGCGGGCAACCGTTTCGATGAAAATTGAATATATATAATCAACCTCCTGCTGAAAATATTCCTTTGCGCCCTTGCTCAACGGCTGATCCGGGTTGCCAAGTGCCTTATATTTTCCAGCGGTGATATAGGTCGTTTTAATGCCCTCTTTTTTGTCCATCTCCGAATAGTCGCGGTGGATCATCAGCACCCCGATCGACCCGACTGAACTTGTTTTCTGCGCCACGATCACATCCGCCGCAGACCCGATCCAGTATGCCGCGCTCGCCATATCCCCGTTGACGTAAGCCACGATCGGCTTTTCGCCCCGGCTATTGAAAATCAGATCCCCGACCCCCTCAGTTCCGCTGACTACCCCTCCCGGCGAATCAATATCTAAAATAATCGAATTGACATCCTCATCCGCAACAGCCGCCTTGAACATCTGCGCGATCTCCGCGTAAGTCGATCCGCCCATCAGCCACGATATAAAGCTCTGCCGCTTCGACAACGGACCCGATATCGGGATCACCGCCGCCCCGCCGTCTGTCACCTTGTAGGGCTTTTCATCGCCGGCGGTCTGGCTGAACTGCAACAGCTTTTTATCGTCAGCCTTGATATTTAATTCGAAAAATTTCCGGGCGACCGTTTCGAAATGCTCCGGCACGATGCCCCAGACCTGACCCTTTGAAAAATCAAGTATTTCCATTATTGATCACCGTCCGAATATATTTCATAACTTTCAGGCTTTGGATCGCCGGGATACCAGACAAAAGGCAGGGGGGTTTGTTCTCCCTGCGTTGTTCCGGGCAAATCATTTCCGCCCTCTGCCTGCGCCGCCTCAAGCACTATGCCGTCAGCCTCCATTTGCTCCTGTTCTTTTTTTATCTGCTTCATTGTCCGCTTGAAATCCCGCCCCTGCTCCAGCAAAACCTCCTCACGCGATTTAAAACCGTTTTTGACCGACAGCACATCCGCGCTTACCTCTTTGATCGGCTCGATCTGCCCCTTCGGCGGCCCGATCCATTCGCATTGAATGTAATCCCACATATAACGATAAAACTTTTTTGCTTTCAGCTTGTTCTTTAGATATGCCTCCTCCATCAGCATCGCCCAGACCGGCTGGCATAATTTATCACCCAGCCATTTCCGCCTACTCCGAAAAACCCGCCATGCCTCAAGCATCGCCGACCTGTAGGAGGCATAATTCATGCCCTCGAAATCCTTGAACAGCACCGGATAAGGTACGCCGACAGAATTTGAAATCGTCCGCAGGATCAACCGCGTGAATGGATCGAAAGTCCTTCCCGGCCTTTCGCTTTGAATTGGGTGCGGCCTTTGCCCCTCCTCGCCATACATGACAACCCCCGGCGTGATTTCCTCATATCTGCGATCGTATTCCGTCCCATCGTCTTTGTAGCCCGTTTCGGTGATCGTCGCCAT